ACAGATGCGTACTCTGGGTCGAGTAGATATGCTGTCCGCTCTGGGCTAAAGCGGTTTGCAACCACATTTAGCGTCCCGAAGTCAGACAGATACACGTCAGCCGCACCAATGATTGTTGTTGGCGCGTCTGATGGCGCTTGGTAACGCTGTGCCGCGATACCCGCAAAGCCTGACACAACTGTCTTGTTGTGTGGGCCTACCATCAAGATTGAAGGCTGACCGCCAGAAACGAATGCCTGCTGCATTGCGTCTTTCAGCATTGTCTCAGTGAAATCACGCTGAGTGCCGTCTGTACGTGCAGTAGTACCGTTACCAGTTGCCAACGCACCGCCTGTACCAGCGTTTGCGTTTGACGCGATCCACGCGCCCAAGCCACCTGTCTCACGAGCAGTTGAAGAATCCCCAGAAACCTGAGCATTATTTGCGGTCAAAACCGCTTCTACATCACGCTTCAATTCTTTGCCGCGCTTTGCGATTTGGTAACTCAACTCATCGTTGCGTCCGGCCGTATCTAACGCGCTAAAGTTGTCTGCAACGACAGTTGTGCGGCGGCGGATGTGTGTGTAGTTGCCCACACGAGTTGTCGCTGAAGTGCTGTCGAAAGATGACACGTCATCCCCATCGATCACACCTGTTGTCGACGTTGCCGCCAAGCTGTCAGTCTGCCACTCGAAGTATGTGTTGGCTACGTTTTCTGAGCCGACGTTTGACTGAAATGGCACCTCTTCAGGTGAAATGTTCGCGATCACATCTGCGAGTGATTCACGGATACCTACACCGTCGTGCGATGTAAATGTGTTAGTTACGATTGCCATAATGGCCTCCTAGAGTAGGGTTTTAATTGCAGCCGCGGCGTCTGCGACGCGGCCAGTACTTCGTGCGCGCTGTAGCGCTTGTTGTTGCCCTGTCTTTGGTCGAGGCTGCGAACCACGAGAACCAGCTTTGAGTGTCTTAGTCTTCTGCGTCTTCGGCTTTTTCTTCGCCTCAGTTGCGCGTGTCTGACCTTGATCGTATAACATCGCTTTCCTCGCTAACTTCACAAGCGTAGCATTCGTCAGACCATTAACATCTTGTTCGCTGAAACCCTCCTTCAGGAGGAAACCGCGGATGTCTTTGGCCTCTTTAGACGCGACGGAGTTGTCACGCCATTCAGGAATGAGTTCTGGCAGTAACTCGCGCTGCTGTTCGAAGTATTGAGCTTGCATCTGTTCGACGCGTTGCTGCTCTAACTGCGACATGCGCTGACGCTCAGCTTCAACCGCCTGCAATTGAGCTGAACGCTCGTCTTGCTGCTTTTTCCACTGGCGCTCTGCCTTCGCTGCCATCACGGGGTCTGTATCGTACAGAGTATCCCAGTCTGGCTCCTGTTCGACCGGCTGCTGCAAACGCTCCTGCAATGCAGGCAACATCTGAGCATATTGAGCACGTTCACGCTGTATCTCTTCGAAATTTGCTTCTAGCTCCTTACGAGCTTCGGCCAACTCTTGAGTTTTGCGTGTATAATCCCGTTGCCTCATGCTTCCGCGTTTGAGCTCTTCGACGGTAATCTCTTCTCCGTCTACTTCGACCGTGGTCGACAGTAAGTCGAAGGATGCGTCGTCCTGCTCGCTGGCATCTTCTTTAGCTTCGAAATCGCCTTCGTCTTCTGAAGCGTACTCTTGAGCGTACTCTTGAGAGTGCTCTTCAGCGTCCTCTGGCATTTCGGCGTCCGCCTCTACGGCTTCGGCCTCAAGCGCATCAGGCTCCGTCACGGTATCCTCTTCAGGCGCGATCATGGCTCTGATTGCATTTTGTGCGGTATTCAGATCAGTCCCTAACGGGTTATTGGCTTCTGACATCCTTAAACTCCATATTATGCGCTATTTTGTCTTTTTTTCAATAGTCGCATTATCTTCCATTGCACGCAGCTTCTGGCGAACTGCCTGTACGCCGCGCAGTTTCATGTAAATACCCTCACGGGCACCGTTATCGCTGGCTTCAGTTGCCTTGAACTCCTCCCAGCAATCCTGCTCGATTTCATCCATGAAACGAATAAAATCTGTGTCACGCATAAGACGGGCAGCCTCGTGCCCGTCGTCTATGATTTGTTGCTTACTCTTCACGCGCTGCATCCTTAATCAGCTCGGCCTGCGCCTTCATGACTTCGCGATTGATCGCCATGTCAGAGCGTATCTTTTCGACGTTAAGCTGCGTGCCGTACTTCGCCTGCAACTCTTCCGCCTTGACGTACAACTCCGCCTCTAGCTCGTCGCGCTTGCGATCGTCCTCCATCAACATCTTCTCGCGGCCAAGTTGCAGCTCTGCTGCCTTCTTCTGGATGTCCGCTTGGATTTGCTGAATCTGTACCGCGATCAACTGCTCGTTGATGTCTGGCTTGTCTTCTTGTGGTGGCGCTTGGAACTGTGATGGGTCTGACCAGAATTGCGATGTATCCTTGAACCCTGCAAGCTCCGTCATCGCCTTCAGCGTGTTTGACAACTTCTGCATGTCGGTCAACGGGTTTACCGCGCCCATGGTTGCCATGGCCTCTTTCTGCATCTCACCGATCTGGCGCAACATCATCATGCGCTCAGTGTCAGTTCCGCGGCCAAGTGCGACGTTAATGGATACATCCATATTCGCATTCCACGCGCGCGGGTCGATCGGCACAAACTGGTTGGCCAAGCGGATCATGCGCGGCTGATCCTGATGCGTCGTAATTAATTGCAACACGATCTTGTAAAGCTGCTTCATTCCGGTTTCTGCGAAGATACGCGCAATCATCTCAATATGCTGCTGAGCGCTCGACACAGTCGCGTTTACCGCTGCCGCGGTGGATGACTGCAACGCACCCGCATCCAAGCCCATAGACGCCTTTGAGATGCCTGTGCGGGCCTCTTTGATCTCGTCCATGTATTGCAGCACTGGGAACGCCTGTTGGCCAACGAATGGCATAGACAACGGCTGCACCTGACCGGCGCTGCGCTGGCGGATAATCGAGCCAACTTCTGTGTTCATCACGTCTTCAATGTTAACCATGCCCTCGGTTACCGCGATGCGCGGGTGAATAGACATCGCCAAGCTATCGAGCGTATTACGCATGATGACAGACTTAATGCGCTGGATGTCCATTACGGTATCTGCGATCGACATGCCAAAGAAGTCGTGCGCCTCTGGATCGGGGCAGAACACGGCAAACGGCAGCATCGCGCACGGCTCGTTCATGAGTATCTTTTTACCGTCGCCCGCGGTGCAAATTTTACGCAGCTCCGCGATCCCGTCGCCGTCGTAATCGACGCGGATGTAGTTTTCGACGTAAAGCACTTTCTTCATCGCCGGATCGTTGCGCTCGTTCATCTCGTTGCTAAGCGCCTTGTTGCGAGTGTAGCGCTCGACGTTCGTCTCCATGTCGTCGTATGACGATCCAAGCGACACGACGTCGTCGTAATCGTAGCCCATAGCCACAAGCTCAGAGACGGTCACAATGCGTCGGTGCGCGACATAATCGGCGTCCTCTAGGGATTTGCTTTCACGGCTAATTAGGAACTCTTCTGGCGGTACGGCTTCCATCTTCACGCGGCCATCCGGATACGTGTATGTCGCGCGCACTGCATGCACCATGGGAGGAGGCATAATTGTGCCAGTCATAGGGTCAATCTGAGGCTCGCCAAACGGCTCGGATGCGACGATTTCAACGTCCACATTTGGGTCTGCCATAATCGCGCTCAAGGCGTTGTCGTCGAGGCCAGACAAGTCGTGTGCCTCAAAGCGCGTCTGGTCATCCCAGTAGCACTTCAACACGCCGGCCTTGCGGATCAGCGCGTCCTTAAACGCGGCGTGGATGTGCAGGAAGCCGTTGTTGTCACGATTAATGATGTAGTTCGCGTATTCCGTTGCCTGCTTGGCAGCCGCAACGTCTTCCGGCCCTTGTGGGGCGTATTCAACTGTGTGGTCGGTGCCATGGAATATGCGCATCAGCGACGGCATGATCGCCTGCACGGTGTCGCGCACGTCCATGCTGACAACTTGGCTGCGGCCGTCTTCTTCATCGCCAAACGGCTCGCCGCGGTAATACTGCGTGGCTGTCGCGCGTGTGGGGCTGATCCAGTTGTCGATAAAATCGATTGCGTCGTCGATCTCTTTGCCGACAATGCCTTGCAGCTCGTCGTCGTCCATCTGGTCAGGGTTTAGCTCGGCTTCTAGTTGCGCCGCCAGTTCGTTAATTTCGTAGTCCATGTACGGCTCCTATCTGCTCAAATAACCTTCGACGTCGGCAAGTAGGCCAGAGCTAAGCTGTGGCTGCTTCCGCATCGACATAGGTGTTTTTGCCATTTTAGCGGCGTCGTTCTTCATTGCTCTGCGCCCAAGCTGCAATCCTTTAAATCCGCCATAAATCAATGGGGCAGCATCCAGACCAAGCATCCCAATGTGGCCAAGCATATCGAGCTGGCGCCCTTCTTGATATGCGTCTCTAATTTTTCTAGAGCCGCCATAGAGATCGTCGGCAACGTATGGGGCGTTTGCGACCGGCACCATCTCAGCGACTTTTGACATCGCGACAGCTTCCATAGGATCGCGCCCCTGATCGATCAGCGATTGCACCGCACCGCGGCGCGAGTTGAACATGTTAGGCTCGACGTTCATGTAATCCATGAAGCCTTCGAGCTGGTCTTCAGTGTACAAGTAATCTCCAAAATCGCGGTATGTGCGTCCTTGGTCGTCGGTCTTATATACTAGCTTGCGCGCGTATGGATCGATCTGATCGTATGCTAGGGAAATCTTCTTGCGGATGTCACTCATCAGGCCTCTCTTCAGTCACCTTGACTTTGTATTTTAAGAGCAGTGGCTCTTCGCTGTCTAACGTCTCAAGTATTTCAACTTTAAAAGATGGATCGCTTTCCAGAAGTGATTTCCCAAAATCGTCCATCTCCATTTCGTAAACAAGTGTCGTCATTTCTCTAATCCTTCCAAATAATCGAGAATACTCATAAACTGACCCTCCGGAGGCCTCACAAACTCCGGAACGACAGGGTTAAACTGGGTGTAAACATTTGGCCGCGCCTTGCGGTTTTGTAGGCCAAGGTATTTTGCAACTTTTGCCATATCCATAGTTTCAGATATGATCAAGTCAGCGCGCTCATTGGGCGGTATATTTATACCAAACGTCGAAAGCACGTCGTCAACTTTCTCACGCGCGACAGGTAAAAATTTGTCAGCATCTTCGCTAACATCATAAAACCCCTCGACCGGCTGGCGTGTCGTGTGGATCGCGTCACCTAGACCGCGTTCTTTCTTATAACCTTCAGACGCCCAGTAACTTTGCGGCGGGTAGGGATCGTAAAACTCTTTTGGCTCCTGCCGAAAAGGCGATGTTCTTACTTTAGAGCGCGCAAGCGAAGCCTCTGCCCCACGAATATTGGGGTTCGTTAAATGCTTCATTGGGTCAATGACAGGCCGCACTTCATCTGAGAAGTGCAATAAATCAAGTAAACCGCGTGCATATTTTAACGGGTTAGCCATTAAGAACCGTCGCCCTCTATATTAGAGAAGTAGTTAAGAATATCGTTTGTCATTGGCGCGGCAGCTCCAGCTCCAAAAACAGGAATAGACCCCTTAACCATACCGCGAACAACCTCTTTTGGAGTTAATCCGGTGATAGCGCTGGTGCGCTCGATCGCTTCATTGACGAACTGAATCATAGGCTTACCCTCTTTCCCAGTACCGCCATGCCAAACGACTTCTTGGAACTTCATGGGCGTAACGCCTTTTTTGTCGGCAAGCTCCATAGCAACCTCTTCGACGGCGCCATATGTTTTTGGCGTCGGCACTTGCATGCCATAACCAATAGTCATCATCTGCTCATCCATCGTCGCACGATCGCCGGCGCCTTGGAAATTTGTAGAGAAGTTAAAGCGTTTTGGGTTTGTCGTTGGGTTGATACCGCCTGCCGCTTCAATTTTGGATGCCGATTTAGCATTATTGCCCAAAAAACGACCTCCGATTGGGTACGGATAGTTGAACGTATTTTCCGGTAAATTAGCGCCCTGCGCCTTACGATAGTTGTCAAAAGACGCCATTAAAAAGTTTGCCTGCGGATCAGCGCCGCCAGTCCATGCGGCCATAGGGTCGGCAAACATTTCTTGGAACTTTTTGCGGCCTAGCTCTTCACCATACTCATCTATGAATTCTTTTTCAAATTGACCCATAAAATACCAGTCAGACGTGTCTGGCCGATCGATACCTTTTTCGTATGCTTCAAGTAGGTTTCTTTTAGACTGCGGATTTCCGTACAATTTTCTGTACTTATCAATCGTCTCTTGTTTCGCCGGCAATACGGAAAGCGTTTGGTTTGGCTGCGACGCAACCGGATATTTATAACGATCAACGCTAAAGCGATCTGCGATATTGAAGTACGGATCATAATCGCCAGCATTGATGCGGCGCTGTGTAACATCGCGAAATTTCTTTACAGCTTTAGCTTCTGGGCTTTCGCTCTTAGCTAAATACTCTTTACCTTTTTTGGTATCAAACTTTGTCACGGGCGGCGTTACTTCAGGATAACGCTGGCGCAATGCAAATTTTATAATATCATCCAGTAAGTTAGCCATATCACCACTTCACCTTGTTTGCCCAGTAAGCCGCGGACATCTTGCCCTTGGCTATGTTCTTCGCATGGCGCGCCTTAAAGGACTTGCTGCGCGCCGTAGTTTTCTTGTCACCGCTGACACCTTGCTGGCCAAAGCGGATCGTTTTAACTTTGTCGCCTTCTTTCGCAACCACGACGTGCGATTTCGTCGGGTGCTTGGGGGTGCGCTTCGGCTTGTTGTAGCCAGATACGCCGACACGAGATAGCCGAGCATCTTTCTTCTCCGCCATCAGAACATCTCCGTCACGGTGATTTCAACGCCGCCATGTGCGTGCGCGTCTATCGCGGCGAGCTTCCACCCGCCCTTCACCTTGAAGTATTCAACGTTGCCAGCGGAAATTGACGGGCTGTCGCTCTCCGCAGCCGTCGGATTAGAGCCAATAGCAAAGTGGCAGTGATCGCCGGTAACCGACACCCTGATAATGCGCGTATCAGCGCCAAACGCCGGCGTCTGCGTCGACACCGTGGGATTGTCTAATACGTGCGTCGTGCCCAAGCCGAATATCGGAAAGTGCCAGCCGTTACTACCTGTCGCGCCTACCGCCATTAGATTGCCTTTCTGAGCTTACCAAGGCAGACGCCTGCCTTCTTACACGCTGCTGGTGTCGGGCACTTTTTATAAGGGCATCCTGTTGTCGTTGTTGCTGGCATTACTTTTTCCCCTTCTTCGCTTTTTTAGGTTTTTTCGCAGTCTTTGCGGCAGCTTTAAACGCTTTCGCGCTCGGCGCGCCCTTGCTTCCAGCCTTGCGCATCTTTTCGCCGCTGCCCGCCGCAATGCGCTTACGCTTAGCGTGTATGTTCGCATACAGACCCTTCTTCGGCATCGTGATCTCCTTTAACACTTTATCCACATAATACAGCATTTTCGCTACTACGGAACCCCGCGCGTGGGAGGCCGCGCGGGGGAGCCGGTAGCTCTTGCGGTGTGGAAGGAAGAACCGCATGCGCATTTTTACCATTTTGCGTGATTTTTCGCAATTAATGCTTGAAATATGTTTTTCGTTAACTTAGTGTTAACAATATAAACTAAAAAAGCGCTGGGAGGCGCATTCACAATTACCTTTTTCTACGCGCTCATCATCGAATACGCTTTGCAGGGGCACACCCTGCAAGCACGCATGTACCTCGAAAGCTCAAAGGCGTGTTCCGACGCTCTGAGGGCCGCGGAGGCGCTGTCAGACACGTTACCGGCTGATCTCTATTGCGAGAACACTGGCAAGCTGTCTGGCTCAATCCGGCCGATGCTACGGCCAAGTAACCCAAGTACAGGAGGGTAATATGGGACGACCAAAATTCAACGGCCACACTGGCAGTGCTAAGTACGAAAAAGTCGAGGGAAAGTACAACGTAGCACCAAAACCTGTAAATCGTGCTACCCGTAGAGCCGCAAAGGCGATAAACTCAAAACGTAAGAAGTAACACCTTGGGCGCCTCATAAGCGACCACCGTAAGCCATGAGTGCGGGGGCGGGTTTTTACCTCATTATTTTACCGCCAAACCATGGCAGCGTGAGCTGGTGCGACATTCACCGGTGATCACGCACTAGAGGGACGCGCGTGCTCCGGCGTCCCTCTTTTTACGTCTAAACGACGCCCCTAATCCCACGCTTCAACGGCTTGCTCCAGCTTCCCGCGGACGCGCGGCCAAACGCCATCGTCGTGTGGTCATTGGCCAGCGACAAGCAAACAGCGTCGGCGCGGTCGGGCGAATTAACGCCGCGCTTCTTCATCGCCTCCTTGCTTTCAACTTGCATCTTGCCGGAGCTGGTAAAGTGATACCTTGGCGCCGCTAAATCCGCATACAACGCGTCATCGCGGGGCAGCTTAACGTCCATGCCCTCCAGCCACGCCTTCGCCTTAAACCACAGCTCAGCGCGCAAGTTAATGTACGTGTCCTTCTGCGACGACCTCTCCGCGACATTCAAGCCACGCGCCGGCAGCTCAAGCTCCCGCAGGCGATCAAGCACCCCAGCGCCAAAGCCATTACTATCTACAATGATCTCAATCGGGCGCTTGGACGGCGGCAGCGCATCGTATTCCGCCTTCACAGCGCCAGTGAGCTGCATCAAATCGAGGTTACGCCAGACCGTCATAGGATGGATCACCGGCCCCTGCCGCTTACACAACACGCTGCTGTCATTACCCTGCCGTGCGACGTCCAAGCCCCAAATGGAAGGCGTGTCGTCATCAATCCGTATCTCGTTGTTCATCGCGTGCTCGATCAACGACACAGGCACAACAGTGTCCTCCTCAGACGGGGGAAAGTTGCCAAGTACACGCACATGATACGCGGGGCTGTCCTCGCCGTACCGCTTCTTCATGTCGTCAACGAAATCCTCGCTCACGCGCGGGCTACTAACGCAGGAAACGTGCATCGTGTACCAGTCCTCGCGCAGCCGATTGTGCGTGTCATAAAAGAAGCCCGTGTTCCGCGTCGGGTTGCCCGTAAGCACCGTCGTGGCGCTGTGGCCAGACATCGAGCCTGACGCGGCCTCGAAGACCGCGTTGGGGACGCCAGACGCCTCGTCGGCAATCAGGAGCACGTTCTGGCTGTGTACACCGGCGAGAGCCTCCGGCTGCTCTGCTCTAGACGTCCTGCACGATATAAACGTGCTCTCGGGCTGGCTCTTCAACTCAATGCGGTCAGACTTGATCTCGAGCAAATCGTTGAACGGCGGCTTCAGGCGCTTGGCGACGTTCTTCATCTCCGCGAAACAAGCGTCAAAAAGCTGAGAGCTGGTGGGCGCCGTAACAACCGTCTTGGACGGGATGCGCATAAGAACATGCCACACGGCCGCCATCGCAACGGCCGTCGACTTACCGACACCGTGGCCAGAGCGAACGGAAATACGTCGCTCAGCGGGGGCGGCGATCGCGTCTAAGAGCTCCGTCTGCCACTCGTCAGGCTCGATGCCGATGACCTCGCGGGCAAAGGCAACCGGATCATCGCGGTAACGGCGCATTAACGTAATAAACGGGTTTTCGTGGGATTTTTTTTGCGGGGTCATGTTAACACCTGTTTACGGGGTACGGGGGTGGGGGTGCGTGGGGACGTCCTTTGCATTTGCACCCGCCCGCCGAATCGAAGGGGGGGGTCAAATCGCATTCGGTATGCGCGAGGCGCATAGATCATGCGTATAATGTCGATTATGTTAAATTCCACTTCTTGCATACGACATATAAATAAGGCGTTTGCGCGATGCCACGCATTATCGAGCCATGCAAATAACGCAATGGCACAAGATGTAGTGTCAATCGATTGTAATTGAACGCTCGTTCTGTTATCCGCGCGCACGCATATGCGACTGTAAGCCAATGCGTGGATTCGCCGCTCACACGTCATCACGACCCTGCTCCTCTTCGAGAGCACGCATCAACACCTGACGAAAGCCGTGCTCAAAGAAGAATGCGTAAAGCTCGCTCGACATGTCCACGCTCAGCGTGGCAGAGCCGTCCTCGTGCTCAGTGATCTCGATTACCTTTACCTCGTTAGACGTCGTCATCGTCTACCTCTGTCGCTTCACCCTCAATCACGTCGCCAAGTAACGCCGCAGCCTGCGCATGCAAGTCGTTCACGCTGATATTGATCGCGACATCACGCTGCCTCGTGTCATACTGCGCGTTCAGCTTCGACGCCATCCACTTATCCGTATCCACTTGCAAGCGCGCTACGTTGACCATCGACGGATCAGTTGCCTGCGCTGTATCGACTGCACGCTCAGCGTAATAGTGTCCAGCCTCTAACTGCGCAGTCGCGTAACGATCACGTCGGCCAGCCTTAGCGTCTAACCACTTCGCCCACAGCTTGTACCCGATGTTCTGCTCTTTCATGATGTTACGCACGCTCTTACCCTGCGCTATCTGCTCGAACAGCTCATCCTCTCCAACCGCGTCTAACGCTGCAATCTTTGCCTTGCCTACTTCACCGCCCATCGCTCACGATCTCTCCTGTTAACGCAGCGTAGCCGCAGATGTCGACCCAGTGATCCTGTTTCCTTGGTGACGTCTTGCTACGTGCTATCTTCATCAGCATCATCATGTTGGCCACGTCCACTACTGTGAAGTCGTGATCCAGATAAGACGACCACAACGCTGCGATCGTCTCAAAGTTATCCTTTGCGTCGCCGTAATCCTTGCTGCGCTCTCCGCTGATCACGCTGCCGGCGATTGCCAGTATCTCGTCTCTCGTTACCATGGTATTTCATCTCCACCTAAATCCCAGTTGATGCGATCGTCTCCATCACGCACCATCCTTGTTACCTTTGCATTCGGGAACGCATTGAACGCATTGTTCAGGAAAGTCTCCGTCCAGTCAAATCTGATTACGCGTGCAGCGTCCTCGAAGCTGTACACGATCCAGCTTGGATGCTTCTTCCGCAGCTCCGCCCACCCGTGCAACGCAAAGCACACGATCTTGTCATCGATCTCCACGCAGTACGCATGCGGCGGTAACGGCTTGTGCCCTGCATCCTCCGCAGCCTTCTCCAGCACGTCCCACGCCCTCATGAGCTGCGTTGCGATCTGATTGACGCCAACCACGTCATCCGCGTCCACACGCTCTCTCAGCGCCTCGTATGCCGCCTCAAAGCGTCCAGCTAAATCAGGCGCCACCAAGTCGGGCAACGTATCGCCCCACTTCGCTATCTTCTCCTTCGCCTTTTCATCGAGCGGACGCAACTGCCCCCATACGCCAGCACTGATCTTCGTCGCCTCACTATTCAACGTCCCCCTCGCCTTCACTTCCCTATGGTTAACCAGCGAGCGCTTCCCTTTCTTTGCCATGCTACAATACCTCCA